TCCTCAATTACTGCATTAAATAATGTTTGTAAATCAGGATGGCAGGTATCAAGTCTTTCCTTTGATTTAGTGCCAAAACTTGGCATTATAGATATTTAACGCCTATCTTGAATGTCAAATCACCTACTGCAAATGTTTTGGCTGCATCAATAATGGCACATATATAAATACTTGTACTACTATTTTCAGATTTTACAATACATCCTATACCATCATTTGCTGGGTCTGTTATACAGGCAACATTACAAGCATCAGTATAGTTTGCACCACCCAAATAATCAGCAGCCACAACAGGGATAATACATTGAACACCATCAACAACAGTATCTGCTCCATTTGCTGTTGCATTAATAGCACCTAATGTGGTACTATCAGTTGTTAAATAAACTGACAATACAGGAGAATCAACACCCCTATCTATAACAGTAAGGCTTTTAATTTCTCCTGCACTATCTATTGTTGGGAAGAAACCAGCAATTTCTGTTGATACAAAAACACAATCTCCTTGAGCATAAGCATCAGTATTTATTGTAGGTGTAACTTCAAGCAGGTTATAACTTCTCCACTTTTCCGTATAAGAAATATCACCCATTATTTAGCCCCTTTTTTAGCAGTAGCCTTTTTCTCTGCTTTAACCTCTTTGCCATTTAGATCACACAGGGTATATTTTTCATCACAAGATGATTTTTTCATCCTACCTGCTTGATACTTGAACACTTCACCACTTGGTTTTTTGTAATACACATCTGCCATTATAATCTCCTTAATTTGATAGAGGGGCAGGATTTCCCACCCCTCATATCGGATTACTATTTATGAAACATCAGATGTTATACTTACACCATATAACTCTTTGATGATTGTTTCACCCCAAACACCAGTACCTACATACTCGGTCATACGAGCAGAGGCATCTCTCTGTGTTTCTATGGAGATAATACCGTTAGAACCAGTAGCAAATCCCAATACATTACGACTGAATGCACATCCAGCCTCGTCATTATTACCATCTTCAACAATTTCAGGAGTTGAATAAACATCAAAACCTGCAAACTTGGTAACAAATCCATTAACAGTAAAAGTTTCACCAATGGATGAATTTCCTATGAGATTACTTCCAGCAACAGGTGTTGTAGCATGACCCTGTATCATTAATCTTAATCCTTTTGGTCCCCAAGTCTGTTGAGTTCCAAGAACAAGATTCAATGGAGCAGGAGCCTGATTAGCATGAAGGAATCGTAAGGCTTCAAATATATCACCTACATCCATCGTTGAACCTGCTGCTGCTACAGAATTAGTAAAATTACCAGCTGCAAAAAGTGCTGACAAGTCATTATCTAATCGAGCAGCTATTGCATTTCCAATTACTGCACCTGCATTTCCACCAAGACTACCACCAGCACCATATCCCTGTTCAGCAAGATCAGAAATATCTACCTGAATAACATGTTCAGATAAAGTTGCTGTTCGTGCTGCAGTTGTGAGTGCCTGTGCTGTCGTGTTTGTTGCTTCAGTTGCTTCTGCAACATCTACATAAGAAGCTACGAGCCAATCAGCCCATTCAACAGTCTTTGCACCTACAACAGCAGGTTTTGATGCTACTAAAGGTGCTACTACATTTACTTTATTAAAAGCGATTACTGCATCGCCCAATACCTTACCAACACCACCTACGATAGTAGCCGATGCTGTAATGTTAGTTGCTGCACTTGTTAATGCCATTTCTAACTCCTAAATTTATCCATCTTCAGCCATGACATAAGTCATCTTCGGGTAGGATTATATGTTTTTATTTAAAGTTCCCTTGCCAAAGCCACCGAATAAGCCGATTGATCTTGAGGCATAATCTTTGCCCTGATCTTTCTTATGGAATCTATGTTCAAGTTCATTTATATAATCACCATATCTCATCTTGGATTTTTTATAATAAGCATCATTAGAACCATCTTCATTGGTATTATGAACCAAGTCCTTCTTTGGATCAATATCAACACCAAAAGGTGTATGTCCACCATCGTTAGGTTTTATTCTACTCACTAACCTCCAACATTAAAAGATTGACCTTGATTACCAACTATTCCATTTGCTTCTTCATAGCCCTTTGGGTCTTTTGTAGCCCATTCAGCATAGGAACTATATCCAGCGAAATCACCTTTAGCAGTTACTCCTGCTCTTGATGAATCGGTCTTTCCAGCATTTACACTTGCCTGTTCATCTGAAACAAACTTCTGCAAGTTAGCAATACTCATGCCATCTGTGATATACCTTCTTTCTTCAGGAACCTGATCAACAAGTCCAGTTCTGAAGGCACCTAATTCTTCGCCTTGTTTTTTTATGGTTTCGGCATCTGATACATTTTTGGTTTGAGATTCTTTTAAAAGGGTTTCAATATCTCCAGCCTTCCGTAATGCCTCTTGCCTTGTTTCTTCCTTCTCAGCCTCTAACTTGGCAATATGTCCATCCTTCTGCTCGATTATCTTACCCCTCTCATTCCATTGTGAATTTTTTTCCTGAAACCTTCCATAAGGCACATCTTGTTTTTCTGCAGCTTGAGTGCTGGGATTTGATACGCTGTTTTCTTCAGCTTGTTGAGTATTAATTGTTGCTTCTTCTGCCATGTTTTACCTCTTTTGTGAGTTAATGTTATACTTTAATTTAATAATTAAATATTAATAATTGCACTCTTTTTATTTCCATCCTTTGATATTGGTATCTTTTCGCCATTCCTTTTTTGCATATTTATCAGCTTCATCCATGATCCAATCTACAACAGGCTTTGGCAGGGGTTGTTGTTTTGTAGATATTTCCCTTCCACTTCTTGCAAGTGATTTTACTTTTCCAAGATCAGTAACAAATCCAAATCCCATACCATCACTCAATAATCCTGAAGCATCTGCTCTAAAATCTTTAAACAAATCTCCTGTTGCTACCGGTGCAAAACTTCCTGCAAACTTATCATGCTGTCTTTTTAATTTAAACCCTCTCTTTGCTTCTAAATATTTTGGTGAATATCTTTGTGGATATGGCTTACTATGAACATCCAATGCACCTGAACCACCACCAGCCTCATCAAATATATGCTTCCTATACTTCATAGGTAAATCTTTTTGCAATATCTTAAAAAATCCTCTATCAAGCACGGAGAAATTTCTCCGGATTATATCCCTGATCTAATGGGCTACTACTCGCTTCTTCCCAGCCATGTCTGCAACCCCAAATTCCATTTGTCATACCACCATGCTTGGATATTAGCTGTCTATATGTCATCGGGGAATCTTCTATTTTTTCTGCACATGATTCTCTTGTTCTTGTGTCGTGTGGACCGATATAATAAAACATAGTATTCTTTGGCAATTTCTGTGCAGCCAATTCAGTTATAGCTTGTCGATATTGTCCGTAGGCAGTAACTACCTGCGTTTCAATTATAGGGGTTACATCCTTGATTGCTTCTAATACAGCAGAGGCAGTTTGCCCTCGGGCTATTCCATTCGTAACTTGTTGCATTATTACAGCTGGTATCTTTTCTATCAATTCAGATGCCAAATATTTTTTACTGTTATTCAACAATGCTCTTAATGCAGTTTCCGATAAAGCTGCTGTGCTGTGCATATTCTCCAGCATTAATATTATCCCTGATTCATACGCACCCATTGCACCTGCCATCTTTGCTTCCATTGAAACATTTAGATTGATTCCTGATAATATCTCGGCAGCTTCTTCTGCTGTTTTATCTTGAACTAACTCCATTAAGGAATTTACAACTTCCTCAACTGCCTTGTTGGATTTCTCGGCAATCAATGCACCTATTCTATCGAGTTCGTTGGATATATCAGCCATCTACACAGGTGTCGTCAATGCTGCCAATAGTGGTGACGCTTCTGCTTCAGGCTGTTCCTCAACACCTGACCTTTCAGCTAAGTAATCCAAAGCATCCTGCCTTTTAGGATATTTGTCAGGGTCTTGTTCCATAAGTATATCAGCATTATCTTTAAGACCATTAGCTTTTTCCCAATCCCATTTAGCCCTCTGTTCTTCTGCTGATAATATCTCGGTAGATTCCTCGTAATCAATACCCTTCAATTCTCCTGCATCTTTGGAGATTTCTTCAGCAAGTATTCTTTCTTCTATCTCAAATAGCTTATATTCAATTTGCCTCCACCTCTCTACATCACTTCGTCTTGAATCCATTAACTCCTGATTTCTT